GCTTCATATTCTACACTATCTGCATCAAACGAACCACCTCTTTTAGCGTCTATATCTTTATTAAATGTATTTATATGTTGTTGAACTAATTTTACATGAGAATATAAATCTCCCCATTCATTTAATTGTTCTTTTGATTCACTCTGAAATTTTCTCCACTTTTGCCAAAATTCTCTATCATTTTTCATTTAAATTCCCCTGATAATGTTGTTGATAATCATTTCAGCTTTACACCACTTACCACACTCCTCTGGAGTTCTAATTTCATTTAATTCTTTATTAACACTCTCTCTCATTGGATACATAAATGCACCTTGTGTAGATGGATTTGATACAAAATCAAATGCTATAAGTTCAAAATCAGGTTGAACTTCTTGTGCAGGAACTTCACCATTTCCACCATCATCTTCTGATACAGTTTCTACTGATCCAAGACCTCTTGAAGATATACCTAATTTAATACCAGATTTAAATAACTCTGTTAATATATTTCCTGCAGGAGTCCTTAAAACCTCTACTGTACCCTTTAAACTATTACCATCCCACCACATCTCTTTAATATTATGAGAAGCATTTTGCAAATTAACTACCGAACTTTCTGGATGATCTAATTCACCTAAAGCTCTGCTCTCTCTTATAAAATTTGTAATATATTTTTTAGCTTCACGAACTAAAGTATCTTTTGGATAAATTCTACCATTCTGATTTTTAGATTCTGCGCGTTGTAAAATACCAGTAACTACTAATTTCCCATTATTTTCCTTCATAGATTCAGTAATTTGTGCTGGACTGACTTCAAATGGTAAATAATCTACTAAGAGCTGTCTATTCATATTTAACTCCTCATCCTTATAATTTCTTCTCTAATTTCGGCTAACTTTTTTATAAGACTATCAATCTTTTTAATTGCATTTAGCTTATCATTGCGCCAAACGTTTTTTAACCACAATTTTTCTTTCCGTATACTATCTAATAATTTATACGCAACGGAAAATCTTTCTTTTTCCCAATGTTTGCTCATTTGAAAACTTAAAATTAATATAAATTAGCTATTGCTTTTGATAATTTAACCAATCTCTCATTTATTTTAGTCAAAGCCGTATGAGTAGTTTTCCAATAATCTGTAGACCCAACTTTGAGTTCTTTCTTCAAACGAACATTCATTTTTACAGTTTTTTCCAGCCCACTAAGAGAATTTTTAACTTCCCTAACTGATAAACCAATTTTTTGTTTTGGAGTTAAACTCTCATCATTTCTCCAATCATGATATCTTCCCTCTTTAAGCATAGGTGTTGGTTTGTGAGCTCTTTTGTTATCAAAATTTTTGTGAGGATGTTCTTTTACTGTCTGAAATGTAGTTCCGACATTAGGATTCTGGTGTCCTTCTTGATATCCACTTTCTTTATCTTCATCATCATCTTTTTTCTTTTTAAAAGCATTTGGTGTTTTGGGTGGACCTGCACCACCATCAATATTCCCAGTCATTGAGGCTTCTTTAAGTTCTCTCATAATTAATTCACGAATCATTTCTCTTAATTTATCTATATTAACAGACATTTTTTAGCTCCTTAATCAATTCATAATATCTCATAAGAGTTACTACTTGTTTATCTTTTACAATTCTACCCTTATTTACTGATTCCAATTGATTTATAGCCTCTTTCAATTTAATCTTAGTTACTTGATCATTTATTTTAGGTATAAACCTGCTTAAAATACCTCTCAATTTGATTGTTTCATTTTCAATAAACTCTTTAAGAGAATTTGTGTTAGAAATATTATTAATATATTCCCGTAACAAATTTTTCTGTTCCTCATTTAAACTTTTGTACTTTTTATTAAATCTTTCTACTAAAATTTCATATGCCAAAAGTCTTAAATCTTTTTCTTGCTTCTTATAATTACTAACAGTTGTTTTACTTACCTTTTTCGATGCAATTCCCTCTCTAACCAAATGATTTACTACAGTATACCGATTATCAATTTGTTCTGTTGGATCGAATGTTTCTTCCGCACTTTCAGATAAAAATAATTTATAAATTGATGCATGTAATTTATAATTTGGAATTCTTGCTCTAAAAAAATCTTCTACATTAATAAAATTGTCCTTTATTTCCTTAATAAGATTATATTTTTCTCTGCGTAAAGAAGAATTTACTAACTTTTGTCTAGATTGAACAACTGCATCCACCAATCTATTAGCTTTTTCCTCAGACCCATAGTTCTCAGCAATCAATATTTCATATAATTGCTTTTCTTTCCCCAATTGAGTCTTATCATTGAAATATTTTTTTAAAATATTAACAGCTTTTGAATTTTTTCCATTCAAAACATCTGCCGTAATCTGTCGTGTTAACAGTTCAAATAAAATTCCAGTATTTTTGATTTTGGAATGCTTAAGTTTTCGAGCCATCTTGTTACTCCATTTTCCATAAATAAATTATGTTGTAATTAGTCAATTATAAATATATAGATATTCAGTTTTCGTTTGAAGTATCACTTCTATTATTTGACACTTCTTCCTTATATTCTGCTTCTACATCCATTGTCTCTGCTAAAAGTTGTTTATCTTTCTTATTTACATTCTTATCCATTTGTGTTGTCAAAGAATCATAATGAGCAAGAGCAACACCATACTTTTTACTTGCAGCAAAAGCCTTTCTTTTATCATGAGCACCTAAAGGATCTCTTCCTCGAGCACTACCATCTTTTCCATATTTTGGACCTTCTTTCGGTCTTCCACCAATACCTTTTCTATCAATACCATCACCATCTGAAGGAATATCCAAATCTAATTCCCTTCCAGTTCTTGCAGATCCTCCCTGAGTAATTTCTGCAGCAGCAACTGGAATTGATGCAAGATCAACAGGAGTACCTATTGCTTGAGCACTTCTTACTGGATCATTTCCTTCTTGTTCTATTTGATCATATCTAAACCTTCTCTTTTGATCTGTAAGTAATCCTAATCTAACAGCCTGCTTTTGTTCCTGAGTAAAATTAAAGATATTATCATAAATCCAATCTGTATCCATCATTTTATTATCTTTCATATCATTTGCTAATGTTACCTTAGAATTCCACAACTCAACTTTTTCTTGTTCATATATTGTAGATGGATTTGTTAACTCTAATTCAAAGTTTACTAAATCTGCATCCCTAAATCCCTGTGCGTATAAATGAACAATAGCAATCTTTGTTAATTCACTTACGGTAATTCTTTGGATTCTTTCAATCGTTCTTGCAAACCTTACATCTTCAGCTGCTAACGTAGCTTTACTACCAACTGCTTCTTCATAACCAAGATATGCTTTTGGAATTCTAAGAGCAGCTAACATTTTTTCTTTTAAATAATCAATATCTTCTATAGCATTATATTCCATTCCACTTAAAGTATCAATACCTGTTCCACTATCACCACCACGAACTGGTAAGAAAAAATCTTCAGTTAAATTTTGAATATTATACTTTAAATTATATTCACCAGTATCCTTATCTATAACAGGAGCCTTTTTCATCTTATTAACTATCTGTTGCATATAATTGTCAACTTCACCTGGTGGAATATTACCAATATCTATACTAAAAATTCGTTTTTCTGGAGCCCTCATAATACGATGAATCAGCATAGCATCTTCCATCAACATTAATTGTTTCCAAACCTTACGAGCACCTTCTAATTGAGAGCGACCATATGGAATAAAATTAGTATCTGATAACAATCTGAAATGTGCCATCTCATAATTTTCAAATTCATTTGTTTCTCCTGGAGACATAGACTGTGCTACTGATCCTCTCTCTGCTTCCATTACAAACTTTACATAATGTGGATTTTCTGGATCCTCACCTTCCACTCGAGTTACATCAAAAACAGAAAGTGGTATGACATTATGAATACCATATTCTTCAGATATTTCTAATTGTAAAAAGAAATCACCATACTTACACATATTACGAATCCAAGGCCATAAATTAAATTCAAGATTTAATATCTCATAAAAAAGATTATTTAAAATATCATGAACATTATGATCTTCTGTTTTTACCGCTAATACTTTTCCGTATTCCGACTTCATTGAAGATTCATCTGCGTATATATCTAATGCAGAAGATATAATTGGATCTGCATCCATAGAATCATAATCTTTAAATAATCCTAATCTTTGAGTCTGTTTATATGCTGCTTCAGATTGATATCCTGTATTTACATTTGAATATAACCTTGTAAACCTATCTGTAAGATACCGTCTAGCAATAGATTGTGCCTTTTCTGTATCTGCAACCTTTAACTTTCTTCCACCTACATGTCTAACAATGACATTAGTTGAAAAAAGTCTTTTTAATCTACTATATAGATCTGTTTGTGCCATTTTTTACCTCTTTATTTTATTAACCAAGTTAAATCTTCTTTTTTGCCATCAATTTCCCAATCCCATCCAATATCTTGATGATCAGATGGTGTATAAACGGGTTCTGACATACCCATTTTATCTAAAGTTTTCTTTTGCAATTCAATTCCTTCTGCTCTAAGTCTTAATGCCGTATCTCTTATCCATAATCCTATTGCCAAACTTATAACCAAGTCATCATTATATCCCCTCATAGCTTCTGCACGTTGATTATGATATATAAATACAAATAATTCATCTATTAACCTCTGAGAATTTATCTTAATAGATTTATCTCTAAAATATTCCTCTAACTTAGCAATCACCAATGGTCTTGTCTTCATTGTCATACTAAATCCTGGAATCATATTGCGTTCTATATTTCTATACTTATTTGTAAGTTGATGTTGTACATCAACATATTGTAAATCTTTTGAAGTATAAAAGAGATTTTGATATTCTCTATCCAAAATAGTTTGTATTGCCGCCCAACCAATATTGTTATTTTCAATAACTAATAATGCATTATTATATTCAGTAGCAACATTAAAGCACAAATTTCCAAAATCTCTTGTAGATACTTTACCTTTATATTCTGCAACTTGTTCTACTTCCTCTATATCAATAACATGAAACGCAGAAAAGTCTGTTCCATCACCCCTTGAAACATCAGCACATAAAATATAATCTCTTGTATAATTTGGTTGTTTCCAAATCCATAAATTTCCATCAATACCTCTCTTCTCTACAGCTTCTTCTACAATTGTATTTTGATATTCCTCTAAAATCTTACCATCTATTACAGTTTGACCAGAAGTTATAAAATCACAATCACATTCTTGAGCTGCCATCGAAGGACCTAACAACTTATCTTGTTCATCTCTCCATTCTTGTTCTCTGTCTGGATGAACAGACCAATGCAATCTTATAAAATTAAAATCATTTATTCCTTCTTCAGCCTCAACCCAAGTTTTGTGAAACCAATTACCAACACCATTTGGTGTAGAAAGTACTAAACAATTACCACCAGTAGCCAATGTTTGTTGTGCGGATGCCCAAATAGAATCTATCTTTTCAATAAATGCTGCCTCATCCAATACCAACAATGACAATGCTTCAGAACGACCAGCTTCTTCTTTACTCGAAATAGCTTTAACTTGTGAACCATTCTTATATCTCAATGATAATTTATTATCCTCAACACAACTTTGTTTTAACCAAGAGGGTAAATTGGCGTGCATCACTCTTACTTTTGTTACTAAATTCTTTGCAGTATCTTGCTTTGTAGCAATAACCAATATGTTCTTATCACTCTGAAATGTCATCATCCATAATGCGTATCCTGCAGTCAATGTTGATATACCTAACTGACGTGCTTTCAAAATAATATTATAATCATTTACCGCCAAGTCCTTTAAAGTTTTTTCTTGAAAGTCATACAAATGAAAAGGTATTTTACCTTTCATTGGGTGTTGAATTACACAATATTTTCTCAAGAAGTAAATTGGATCTTTAGCACACTTTACATACTCTGATTTTATTACTTCTTTTAGTTGTTTTTCTTTCATTAATTTGATACATCCACAATTTTAACTCCCAAATAAGTTGGAATAATTATAGCAGCTGCTCCATAAGTAAAATACATCCACTTATTTTCAAACCACTTCGGTTTTTCTAATTTTGCTTGATTTTCAGCAATATCCACTCTTTCTTGTAGAAGTGCAATCTGTTCATCTTTTTTTACTAATAAAAGAGAATCCGTTTTTGCACTTTTTTCATATTCAGATACCATTTTTGCCAATACTTCTTTTTCCTTTTGTATTTTTTGAATATTATCACTAATTCCCTTTATCTCTTCATCAGAAAGGGTTTCTTGTCCATACAAAGGAACAATTAAAAATAATAAACTTAATAAATATCTTATATTACGGGTAAAGTACTTCAACATTACCACTTCCGCTTACTCTCGCAACTCCTATTTCGTACAAAGACTTTGTATTTAAATCAGCTGCAGTCAAACTACCACCACCATTAAGAGTGAGTACTGTATCTCCAGCAGTTTTAATAATAAATCCAGAAGATCCAGTAACAGTAGTATTAACTCTATTATCAGTAGATCCAGATATATTTAATGCTCTGTTATGCACGCCTTGAGGGCCAGTAACAATAGTCTCACGACTGGTGCCACCCCCTACATTAGTCATTTGCTCTGTTCCAGCGAGTGAACTTGCCATTATATTTCTCCTCTATTATATATATACATATATATTAATTCCCCTTAGAAAACTTTTTAAGAAAATCTATTGCTTCATCAACATCACCTTTATCAGCAACTGTTTCCATATCTTTTCTATCTGTTTTCATATTATCCAATTGTTTTTTCAAAGTAGTAATTGTTCTTTTACTACCTTCTTTGCTCTTTTCAAGCTTTAGAATAGCACTTTGAACTTTCTTTTCTTCTTTTTTGTTATCTTTTATGACTTGTTTTAATTTTTTAACTTGACTTGCTTTTTTAGCCGCTAAAACCGAACTAATTCCAAACATTGCCAAAATACTTGATATAATTTTTTGTATAAAATTCATATTAACTCTGTGTTTATTCTACTAATAAATATCAACTATTAATATTTACTAATTCTTCTTCAATTTCTATTTTCATTTTATCAAACCTATCTATAGCTTCATTTGCTAATTTAGTCATATATTCTCGTTGTTGTTCGGTAATTTCCCACTTTTCTTTATCAACTTCTGGGGTAACAAGACCAACATTATTATACCACTCTGGAGATTTTAAATCTCTCCATTCATGTATACTCTGTATCATGTCATCAACCCAAGATTTACGATTCTGTAAAAGTTTTTTCTTCTCCCAATCACCAAAAGTACCATTAATACGCATTTTATTCTCAACTTGTATCTGGCAATCAAAACAATGTCCATATAATCTCCAAAACTTATCATCTAATCTTTTTTTCATAGTTTTATCACACTCTGGACAAAACCAAGGCATTCTAACATCTTTCATTATATCCGTTAAATGACTTTGTACTGCTTCTCCATTAGTAGATTTTTTATCAGGTTCATATCCAACTATTACACGTTTCTCTGGAGTCTGACCTCTTAATAAATCCTTTAATACCTTATTTTGTCTTTCTGTTTCTCTACTATATCCTGCCATAACCTCTCCTAAAAAGTAATTAACCCAGTTATTTGGTTTATTGGTGCAAAAGCACCAGTAAATTTATAAGTATTACCTTTATATTTAAAAACTATACCTTCAGATGGAACAATAGCATCTATTCCACCTATCTTATTTAATTTATCTAATTGTAGTTTTAATATATTTAATTTCTTTGCATCTTTACTTGCTCTGACACTAGAAATTGATTTCTTTAAAGTTTTTCTAATACTTTGAACCGCACTATCTGGATTTGCTGCCATATATCCAGTTATATTCTTTAATATTTCTGCACCAACCTCAAAAAATAATGTTTCAAATGATTTCATATTTTCCTTAACCATCTTTGCATGATTTTCTTTATCTGTAGATAATGCCCAATCAAGAAAACCTTCATTTTTAATATCTTTTTTCATATTTCTAATACCATATTTTTTATCAAAGAATGCCCATCGTTTTACTAACCCCTTCAATACTTTAGTAGGAATTTTATAACTAAATTGTTTTGATGCATTAAAAATAAACTCTTCCCAAAAAGATTGATGGTACATAGATAGTGTATCTGTATCTTTTAAAGCATATTGTTTCTGTAATTTAGTTAATCTACTAATAA